GCCATAATTATCCATAAATATCACCCCAAGTTTTACCTGATTCATAATCAACTTTATTGGGAACTTTCAAACTAACAGCATTCTCCATAATATCAATTATTTTTTTCGCCGCGTCATCAGATTCAACTGAGATATCTAACTCATCGTGTATTTGAATGTGTGGTACCACACCCTCATTATATAAATCTACCATAGCTTTTTTTGTCATGTCTGCAGCAGATCCTTGAATTAATTTATTAAGAGCTTTGTATGTAAACGCTCTCTTAATTCTACCTCTACCATAAGTTCTCTCAGCTTCTTCATAATCCATGGGTTTGTGCATACCAAACTGAGCTGGTTCCCATTTATTGAATCTACATCTACGTCCTAATAATGTGCCAATAGATCCAGATGTTTGAGCTATCTTTGAAGTGTAAGTCATAAGATCTCTAACGAAAGGCACGTTGCGGTGATACTTATTAAATAATTTTTCTGCTTCTTCTTTTGTATTTAAACCAAGCTCTGCTTGTAGTTTGTTTTTACCCATACCATAGAAAAGACCCAAGTTGATTGTTTTAGCTTGTGTTCTAGATATGTTTGCCATGTCTGCTACAGTTTGATGAAAATCTACAGCGTCATCTTTAAATTTATCTATCATACCTGAGACAGAATGATCAAAAGAAATTGGCTCTGTGGTTGCTGCGTAATGCACTACAAGTCTTGGCTCTTGTTGACTGTAATCAAAACAACCCCACTTGTGATTCTTTTCTGGTATAAATAATGATCTAATCATTGGACCCAGATCTTTATTTCTTGCAGGTATTTGTTGTAAATTTGGATTAGAATAACTAAATCTTCCTGTAACTGTACCACCTTGATCTGATCTTATTGGATTAATATCTGCATGTATTCTGCCTCTATATTGATGTTTTAATATTGTATCTATGAAAGTTGTATGTGCCTTGTTTATTTCTCTGGCCTTTGCTATACTTTGAACTACAGGATGATTATGTGTGGAAAGGAAGTTTTTAGTAAATGAAGGTGAGTTTGTTTTCTCGGTTCTGGCGTAAGATAAGGAAAGTTTGTCGAATACTTTGGCGATCGATCTTGCTGCCCATATTTGAACATCTATTCCTGTTTGCTTTTTTACTTCTGATAGGAGCACTTCTTCCTGTTGTGATAACTCTTTCTTCAATTTGTGAGCACGTTCGACATCGACGGACACCCCTCTAAATTTCATTTCGATTAAACAAGGAAACAGTTGAGTTTCTAAATCAAATATATTTGTAAGATTTTGTTTTGTTA